TAATGGGTTTACTGCAAGACATAGATCGTTCATTTAAGCGTTTATATGAAAGTGTCGATAAGATATCTGATAAAGAAGCATCATTGGACTTTGATGATTTAGATGATAAAGATTTAGATAATGACGGTGATTCTGATGAGTCAGATGAATACCTACATAATAAATTAGGGGTTGTTGCTAAAAAAGTAAATGAAACTGCTTATAAAGAAGTTAAAGCAAAATATTCAGGCCGACCAGTTATTATACATCATATTGGTAATGATATGACAAAATGGTTAGTGACATTTACTAAAACAAATAAAACAGTTCCATATGCTGATGTAGTTGCAAACCTTACAGATATGGCCGGTAAGCCAATTGGATTTCCAAAAGATTATCGACCAATGTATGAAGCCGATGAAGAAGAATTGGAAGAAATGTCAACTACTGCTGGCGTACCTGGATATCAAACACCATATGCATTTGGCGATGCTGATGAAGATACATATGGCCAGGGTGGTATGAAGCGAGTTAAAAAGACTAACCGTATATTCAAACCTATGGAATCAAAGTCTACTTTTAAAAAAATGATGTCTGAAATGTATGGTGTAAAATCATCTACAAATGAAGCGGTATCATATAGAGATTATAAAAAAGATCCTACATCAACTCCTCAACAAAAAGTTAACAAAGGTATTGCCGAAGTTAATGCTATGTTAAGCGAAATGGAAAAGATTGTAGCAAATAACTTAAGATTGAAAACCGAAATGGGTGTACAATCAAATCATTTTTGGAAATCGACTGGTGCTCGTTTTGCAAAGATAAATGAACGAATGACTCGTATTGCAAATAAATTAAAGGAACTATCACAATGATTCCAGATAGATCATGGCAACAATTTATTAAAGCCAAAGAAAATCAAAATTTACCATTGCAAGAGCAAAAAAGGAAATATGCAGATGAACGAAAACGTTTTGAACAGCAAAGAGCATTCGTCAATTCTGGATTATTCATGCAAGGACTAAAAAAATGAGTAAGCAATTATTAGTAGATTATACATTGTTTGAAGTATCGCCTCAACAAATAAATGAGTCATTAAATAATAATGGTGGCCGTTTAATTGTTAATGGTGTATTGCAACGAGCAGAAGCTAAGAATCAAAATGGACGTATCTATCCTAGAAACATATTAATGCGTGAAGCAAACAAATATGCTGATTCATTTATTAAAGAGCGTAGAGCGTTAGGAGAATTAGATCATCCAGATTCATCCGTTGTTAATTTGAACAATGTATCTCATAACGTATTAGATATGAAATGGCAAGGAAATGACCTTGTTGGTACAGTTGAGGTATTATCTACCCCAGCTGGTAACATATTAAAAGAACTGTTCAAAGCAGGAATAAAACTAGGGATTTCGTCACGTGGAATGGGTTCGGTTAAGGAAGTTATGCGTGAAGGTGAAAATACTGTTGAGGTACAAGCTGACTTTGAACTTATTGCATTTGACTTTGTATCAAATCCATCTACTCATGGAGCATTTTTATCACCAGTAAATGAGTCAGTTAACAGAGTGGTTGCAGATAAATATGCAAATGTTAATACGCTTATTTCTAACATAATTAGGGAGTTTTAAAATGGCACTTATTGATTTATCACATACATCGGCATATGGTCCGAATAACCGAGGCAAAAAAGGAACTGGTACTGTATTAGGACCTAACAATTCGCCATTACCAAATGCACAATTTGGTAACCCTACTGCAAACGCTGCTACATTTAATTCATTACAAGATGCATCACATGCTAGCTTATACGGACCTTTCAATAAAGTAGGAAGTAAAGGTACAGGCATTTCACCTGACTTATTTGGTAATATTCCATCGGAGTTATAATAATGAATTTACAAAAACGATATGCGCAATTATTTGAAGGTAAACTTCGAAGTAATGATAAAGCCTTATTAGCAGAAAGTGATATGACAAGACAATATGACGGATTTATTGTATCTTCGGTAGATAATAAACTAAAATATAAGTTCCGTTATATGAAAGGTATACGAAATAATAAAGTAGAAGATGTAGCTATAGCAGATGTAATGAAAAAGACTGGAAAGCCTCGTTCATACTTTTGGGTTACTGGTGGTATTAAAAAAGGTCAATGGGATCAAACTAAAGCAGAAATATTAGAAACTCGTATTAAAGAAGCTAATGAAATTCCATTACCGGAAGATATAATAAAAGATGGCATGGATGAAGTTAATCGTGTAATTGATGAACTACGTGATTTAGAACAGACTGTTATGTCATCTATTGAAATGTATCAAGAAGAAACAGGTGATTTACGATTTGAACAAATTTTAAATCAAGGCGCTCGTTACATTCAATCTGCAGAACGCAATTTAGAATATTTACATAAAATGTTAAAAAGGAATCTCTAATATGAAATCGTGGGAACAACAATTAATGCGACATATCCTAAACGAAAAGTTTTTAGGAGAAGATGAAAAACCAGAACTGCAAAAAGAAGATAAAAAAGCATTTTTGGAGGCAGTTGCTAATTATCATCGTTTAGGTGAAATGGTATATGCTAAACGTGGTTTGAAAGAGGTTACTAAAACTGTACAAGGCATTGTTGAAAAAGCCGAAGCACTAACACTTCAAGAATCTGAGCATTGGTTTGACAATGTTACGGTATCGCGCCATATGAAACAATTGAAAGAAGCTTATAAGGTGTTTGAAAAAACAGCTGGTGAGATGTCTGGATTACAACAACGGTTAGAAGCAGCGTATGATGATATGGGTTCTATTTTAGGACGTTATTATAAAGTCGGTAATTCATTAAATGAAGATGATTATCAATATACAGCTGGTGTAGATGATGCAAAGGCAAAGAAACTTTCTACTTACTACAACGGTTCTGTAGAAATTCAAATACCTCCTACCGGTGTTAAGACTAAAGAAATGGCGGGAATAATTGAAGATGTTGTAGGACATCATTTAGTTAATGACGAAGAAAAAAGAATACGCTTAACAGGAAAAATCTAACAATCTAAAACACATATTCGTGATATCGAATTCATCGAATTAATTCATCGAATTTTAATATAAAACATTTGGTACTTTGAATTAAAGTTATTATATTTAAAAGAGTTATTAATAAAAAAGTATATGAGTAAAATAGAAAAACGAATCGATCACATTATCCCAGGACAGACTCTAGGTGTTAAAGTTACTAAAACAAAAAGATTTCCAGAAGGCGACGTTAATGGAGCAATTTTAAAATGGAAACGAATGGTAAAGGATGCGGGTGTATTGGATGAAGTTAAAGACCGTCAGGAATTTAAAAAGAAGTCAATCGCTAAGCGTGATCAATTAAGTAAAGCCAAATATATACAAAAGATTCAAAGAGAAAATAATTTCTAAAAAAATCTTAAAAAAGTTTTCCTAATTCGGTGGTTTAAACTCCTCGTGCAATATATATTATTGTAACATGATACTACGTTCCAATACGTAGTCACTCAAATATTTTTATACTATCTATTAAGATTTCAAATAATCTTACTTCCGAATTAAATACGAGGAGCAAATCAAATGAGAGATTTATTAAAAGAAGCTATTGCTGACGCAAAAGCCGTAAGGGAAACTGCACTAGCTAACGCAAAAATTGCATTAGAAGAAGCATTCACTCCAAGACTTCAAAGCATGCTTTCTGCACGTTTAGCAGAAGAAGAAGAAATGGAAGAGCCTGAAATGACTGAAGAAGAAGAAATGGACATGGAAGAGCCTGTTGCCGAAGGTGATGAAGAAGATTACATGGCAGAGGAAGAGGAAATGGAAATGGAAGAAGGTGAAGACATGGAAATGGAAGAGCCTGTTTCTGAAGAAGAAGAGATGGATGCTGAGTTAGAAGAAATTCTTCGCGAACTTGAAGGTAGCGATGAAGAGGAAATGACTGAAGAAGAAGAAATGGAAGAGCCAGTCGCTGAGGGCGAAGAGGAAGAAGAAGTTTCTATCGAAGAAGTAATCCGTGCTTTACGTGAAGAAGAAGAAATGGAAGAGGGTGAAGAAGAAGAACCAGTAACTGAAGAAGAAGAGCCTGCTGCTGAAGAAGAGTTGGCTGAAGCTATCAAAGTTATCAAATTCTTAAAATCTAAACTAAACGAAGTTAATCTTCTTAATGCAAAATTGTTATTCTCTAACAAGTTGTTTAGAAATTATCCGTTATCTGAAGCTCAGAAAATGAAAGTTATTGAAAACTTCGACCGAGCTAAATCAGTACGTGAAGTGAAATTAGTGTATGGTACAATTGCCGAATCATTAAAATCACCAAAAACAAAACGACCAATGGTCAAAGAAAGCTATGCTTCAAAACCAAGCCGATCTACAGCTCCTAAAAAAGCTATCCTTTCTGAAGGAACTACATTGGCAGCACGTTGGAAAAAATTAGCTAATTTAAAGTAATCGAGAAAAAGGGAAACAAAAAATGAATTTGAATTCTTTATTACCTCATGATGCTCAAAGTACTCAAAACAAAGTTGCTATCGCTTTAGAAAAGAAGTGGCAACGTACAGGTCTTTTAGAAGGACTTGATAATGAGGTTGAGCGCAGAGGAATGGCGGTTCTATTAGAGAACCAAGCAAAACAATTGGTAACAGAAGCTAACGCAACTTCTACTTCTGCAAATGCTGAAGAGTGGGCTGGTGTTGCTTTACCATTAGTACGTCGTATCTTTGCTGAAATTGCAGCTAAAGATTTCGTTTCTGTACAACCTATGAACCTTCCTTCTGGACTAGTATTCTTCTTGGATTTCAAGTATGGTACAGCTCAGCAAGTAAAAGGAACTACCGCTGGTGGTAATGACTTCTTAACTGGCCAAGGACGTAAGTCTCAAGGTGATTCAGTATTTGGTATCACTGATGCTGGTGGTCTTGGAACTGATGCTGCCGGTGGAACTGCTCCATCTGAAGGTCTTTATGGTGCTGGACGTTTTGGTTATA